CCAACGACGGCAACGTCTACTACATTGGCTCGGTCGATGCCATTACCGGCGCCGTGACCAGTTTCCCAATGGGCTCGACGTTGCGCAACGGCGGGTATGTCAGCGCGATTGTCAACTGGACCAACGACGCCGGCGTGTCGCCCGACGACTACATGGTGGTCATCGGCACCGAGGGCGACGTCAGCGTCTGGCAGGGCACCGACCCGACCAGCGCGGCCACATTCGGCATCGTTGGCACCTGGTACATCGGCCCGGTGCCCACGCGAGGTGTTTACTTCACGCAATTCGGTGGCGACGTGATGATTGTCAGCGAGCTCGGCCTGGTGCCGATGTCGCGCGTGTTCACGGGTCAGTTCAGCGTCGACTCGCAGAACATCGGCCCGGCTGCCAAGATCCAGACGACGTTTGCTCCGCTCGTGCGCGCGCTGCGCACCTCGCCGTATTGGTCTGTCGTGACGGTGCCCTCAAGCGAGGTGCTTGTGATCTGCCTGCCTGTGGACAGCAGCGGCATCTATCGCCAGTTTGCAATGAACATGACCACCGGTGCGTGGTGCGAGTTCAGCAACCTGCCGATCCGCAACGCGGCGGTGCTAGGCGGGCAGATGTACTTCGGACTTCTTGCTGGCACCACTGCCAAAGGGCTGTACGGCAACCTTGACGGCGTGTCGCAGGCTGGTTCAGGAGGGTCGTACCCGGTGGGCGACGTGCAGTGCGCGTTTAACGCGTTTGGGTCACCAGCCACGCTGAAGAAGTTCAGCATGGCCAAGCCCATCTTCTTTGCGCTTGAGGCGCCGGCTGTAAAGGCTACCGTCAACACGCAGTACGCCTATACCGACGTCTCGGGATTCCCAACATTTACGCCGCTCAGCGCGGCGCTATGGGATACGGGGCGGTGGGACACGGCGCGGTGGACGGCCAACAACACGTACGAAGCGTGGCTGGGCCTTACGGGCTTGGGCTACTACGGGTCTTTGCGCATGAAAATGCGCGGCCTGCCAGGCACGCTGTTCTTGTCGGCCAACATGCTTATTGAGCCGGGCGGGGTGATGTGATGGCCGAGTACCAGAGCGCGCTGATCCAGAGCCTGCGCGGCGCGGCCGTACCTGGTCCAGTCAACCCGGGCGTGTCGCTGCTGCCCAACCCAATGCTGCCCCAGCTGCCTTCAATTACGTTACGGCGGGGCGCCGCGGCTGCGCCGAGCGGCAACCTGTTTCAGGTGCAGCCGGCTCCGGCTTTAGCCCCGTACGTGCCTCCTGTGGCTGCGCCGACGCCGCCAGTATCAGCCGTCGTGCCGCCCCCTCCCGAGCCTGCACTTGGCCCGATCGCATCTTTTGAGCCTCAGCCCGACGTGCCTGACTACACCGACGACCTGTATGGCGAAGATGTACCCGACTACACGCAGGATCTCGGCACAGCCATTGAACCGCCTGACGAGGACGTGCCGACCCCGGACTACACCGAAGATCTGTGGCCGCCTGTAAAGGACGTGGTGCCAGACTACCCGGAAGACCTTGAGCCGCCTACTCTGCCGCCAGAAGATCCGCAGCTGGTGCCTGATTACACCGAAGACTTGTGGGGGCCCGAGCCTGAGAGCGACACGCCTGCGCAGACTTTCCCAGTGCAAGATCAACCCGACTTGCAGCCGCGCGACATCACTGAAGATGACGTGCCAATTCCCGATTACACGCAAGACCTTTGGTCGGACAACTTACCGGTGCCGCAGGCGCCTGACCCTATTCCTGAGCCTGCCGCGCCTGAACAATTTCAGCCCGTTGAAGAAGTGCCGGTGCTTGTTCCTGATTACACGGACGACCTCTGGCCCGCTGCGCCGGAGGACGTGCTTGTGCCTGAAAGCGCGCCAATCCTGGATTACACAGAGGACCTCGGCACCCCTATCGAGTTGTCGCCGGCAGACGTCGAGATTGACGTGCCTGTCCCGGACTACACCGACGACCTGGGGACGCCTATTCCTGAACCCGGCCCGTCGCCGGATGTCACTGACGAAGAGCTGACGCAGCTGCTGCTGAGCAACTTCCTGGCTGAGTACTTGCTTGCGCCTAGTTCGACTTACTGGGACAGCCTGAACCCGTTTGAGGCTGACGAGACGGTGCAGCAATGAAGCTAGTTACCGACAAGTCTGGCCAGCGGCCGGTGGTGTGGGAGTGGATGCACCGCCGCACCAAGCTGCCGTGGAGCAGCGACTTGCGCACCATCGCGTGCATGCGCGAAGACGGCACGATTGCGGCCGCGGTCGGCTTCAACGCGTGGCAAACCGACAGCTGTTTCATGCACGTTGCGTTTGACACGGCGCACTCGCTCACCCGGGCGCTGCTGCGCGAGGCGTTCAGCTACCCGTTTGTGCACGCAGGCAAGAGCGCGGTGTACGCGATGATTGACAAAGGCAACGACGAGTGCTTGCGCTTGGTGCGCAAGCTCGGCTACCGGCAGATGGCGACCACGGTCGACTGTGTGATGTTCGAGATGAGGCACGACGAGTGCCGATGGATCAAGGAGCTCCACCATGGGCAAGGGATCAGCACCGCCAGCGCCTGACTACCTGGGCGCGGCTACTGCGCAGGCGCAGGCCAGCGAGCGCGCAACCACGGCGCAGAACTTCGCCAATCGGCCGACGATCAACACGCCGTTCGGTTCGCAGAACTGGGGCACGCAAGCCACAACCGATCCGGCCACCGGTCAGCCGGTGACGAGCTGGACGCAGAACACGACGCTGGCGCCAGGCCTGCAGAGCGCGCTGGATGCGCAAATCGGCTTGCAAAACGACCGTTCACAACTGGCTAGCGGCTTCATGGACCGCGTGGCTGGCGAATACGCTCAGCCGTTCGACTACGGGTCGCTGCCGCAGATGGCACAGGTGAATGCGCCGGGGCAGCTGCAGACGGGCATGGCCGACTACACGCCCGGGCTGCAGACCGCGTTCAACTTTGGCGCGCCTGTCCCTCAGATCGACAGCGGCTTTCGCGACACGGTGGCCAATCAGCTCATGCAGCGCATGCAGCCGGTGCACGACTACCAGCGCGGCCAGCTCGAGACGCGCCTGGCCAATCAAGGTTTTACGGTTGGCAGTGAAGGCTACAAGCGAGCGCTGGACGAGCTGCAGCAGCGTCAGGCCGGCGAGCGATTCAACGCGCTGGATCAGTCTGGCAACGAGGCGCAGCGCCTGTTTGGCATGCAAATGCAAACAGCTCAGACCGGCTACAACCAGAACCTGGGCGCGGCACAGTTTGCCAACCAAGCTCTTGGCCAAGCCGCAGCGCTGGACCAGTCTCGCATGGGCGCAATGAATCAGGCCGTGTCGCAACAGCAGGGGTTGAACCAGTCGTTTGCCGACGCGCAGAACAGGCTGCGCCAGCAAGCCATTGCAGAGCAGATGCAGCGCCGCGGCATGTCGCTCAACGAAATGAACGCTTTGCTGACTGGGCAGCAAGTGGGCATGCCTCAGATGCCGTCGTTCAACACCGCCGGGCGCGCCGAGACGCCCAACATCTTGGGCGCAACGCAGATGGGCTACGACGCAGCGCTGGGCGGCTACAACGCGCGCCAGGCTGGCCTGAACAACATCCTCGGCGCCGGCGCTCAACTCGGCTCGGCCGCGTTCATGTTCAGCGACCGTCGGCTAAAGTCACGCATTCGCCGGGTGGGCACGCATCACACCGGGGTGGGCATTTACTCGTTCACAATGATGGGATTCGAGCAACGCGGTGTGATTGCGCAAGAGGTGCAGCGCGTGCGCCCTGACCTAGTCAAGCGCCACGCGAGCGGCTACCTGACTGTGGACTACGGAGGCCTGGCATGAACGACGACATGATGATGGAGTATCTGCTGTCGATGGGCGCCATGCGCCCTGAGCAAGACGAGCTGCGCCGTCGGCAGGCAATGGTGGACGCGCTGCGCGGCAACGCGCTTGAGCCTATGCAGGGCCAGATGATCGGCAAGCACTACGTCGGGCCGGGCCTGGCCGGTGCCATCAGCAAGCTGGGGCAGGGCTACATGGCCGGCCAGCAGCAGAAGAGCGTGGACAGCGCCATGACGGGCATGAACCAGCGCCAGAACGCAATGCTGCGCGACATGCAAGAGCGTATGCGGCGCAAGCGCATGGGGCTGACAAACCTGTCCGGCGCAATGGACACGACCGACTACGGCGCCGGCTATTGAGGTGCTGCCATGTTTCTCGACCCCGTAACCCTCGAGCCGGTTGACGACCTGGTCAATCGCCGGCCGCTGCTGCCTCGCTCTCGCGCAGCGATGTCGCCCGGCGGCGTGCTGAGCACGACGGTGCAGCCCGGCCAGATGCTGCCCCAAACGCTGCGCGCGCGCGCCAAAAGCATGCGCAAGCAAGTGTCCGACATGGAGTCGACCGAGCCCGATATGAGCGCGCTGCAGGCTTTCGCCAAGCAGCAAGGCGAGGCGGGCGAGGCGGCTACGTTGCAGGCGTTTGCGGCCCAGTATGCCGGGCCCGATTTTCAGCCCGTGCAGGCGCAACTGCTCAAGCGCGCCGCGGCCGCAAGAGAGCCGATGAAGATGGCCAGTGGCGTGCTGACCCCTGACGGGCAATTCTTGTCAGACCCGTTTGCTCGACGCGAACGTCGCGTGGCTGCGCTTGAGCGCCAGGCCGGCGCGCTGGAGACGCAAGCGACGCAAGCTGAGACAGCCGCGATAAATCTGGCCGAGCGGACCCGGCAATTCGATGTTGAGCAGGCGCGCCGGCGGGAGGACGCTGCCCGAAACGAACAGCTGCGCCGAGATATTGCCGCCAACAAGCCTGACGACGGCAAAGCGTTTACGCGCGCAACCAACTTGCGTACCGAGTTGACCAAGCGCGCCGACAAGATCCAGGAGGGTACGCGACACGCCGAAACGGTGCTGACGCTTCTGACCGACCCAACGATTGCGCAGGACCCGACCAAGCAAGTGTCGCTGGTGTTTGCGTTTGGCAAGATGCTTGACCCTGAGTCGGTCGTGCGCGAGTCGGAGTACGCACTTATCAGCAACGCGCGGGGCGTGTTTGAGAGTTTGCTGCAGAAGCCCGACCAGATTATGACAGGCGCCAGGCTGACGCCGCAGCAGCTTGCCAGCATGCGCCAGATTGCGCAGCAGCTCTTTGCCGGCAGCTCGACCCGCCGGGGCGACTTGATCGAGTATTACCGCGGCATCGCTCAGCGCAACGGCATTCCTGTTGAGGACGTGCTGCCTGTGGGCGCGCCCGCAGCGGGTGCGGGCAGCGCTGCGCCGCCTGAGGACCCTTTGGGCCTTCGCAAGCCGAGGTGACCTGTGGACAAGATCAAGCTCTCGGACATTCGCGCTAAGTTCCCCATGTACGCAGACGTCGGCGACGACGAGCTGCTCATGGCGTTGCGCAAGCGCTTCTACAGCGACATGCCCGCGGGCAAGTTCTACAACTCAATCGAATACGACACGCAACGCGCCGACCCGACGGCCGGCATGTCAAGTACGCAGAAGGTGTTGGCCAACATTGGCGCAGGCATGTCTGATCTGGCCACCGGCGTCAGGCAACTGTTCACCGACGCGACCGGCACCGACGAAGACAAGCGCACCATGCGCGCCGACGTTGACAGCAAGCGGGCGCTTGACAAGCGCTTGGCGGCTGCGACGCCCGGCGGCCCGCTAGTAGGGCAGGGCCTGCAGGTTGCCGGCCAGGTCGCGCCGACGCTGGCGTTGCCGGTGGGGGCTGCGGTCAACACCGTGACTCGCCTGCCCCGAGCGCTTGGGCTGATCAAAGGCGCAGCCGCGCCGGCCAAGCTGGGCACGGCAACTCTGGCTGCTGACGCGGCGCTCACAGGCGGCGCGCTGGGTGCCATCGAGCCGGTGGGAGAGGGCGAGACGCGAGGCGCCAACGTGCTTCAGGGTGCGGCGCTGAGCGGCGCGACGCCGTTGGTGCTGGCGGCGGGTTCGCGCGGCGCGCGCATGGTTACGCGCAGCGGGGGCGAGGTTCGCGCGGGCGAGCGCGTTGTGCGCGAGTTGCCAGACGGCGGCGACCAGCAGGCAGTGCTGCGCCAGACGATGGATCGCCTGCGGCAGACGCGGCAGGGGGCAATCCCGTTGTCGACTGCGGCCTCGCTCGCTGACCCGCAGTTGGCTCGCTTGGAGGCGGGCAGCCGCACGCGCAGCGGCGCCAACTGGTACGACTTCGATCAAGCGCAAGCGCGCGCGGTGGCTGACGAGGTGACGGCCGCAACGCGCGGTGCTGAGAACATCGATGCGCAACGCGCACTGCGAAGCGCCAATCGCAGCACTCTGTTCAACCAGGCGATGTCCACCATCAACGAGCCAGCGTACGCGCGCGATCTGGCCGGGTTCCGGGCCAACCTAGACGCTGCGATGCGCACGCCCGAGGCAACCAACCCGGCGGTGCGCAACATGCTGTCGGCGGTGGTTGATGAAATCGACCGCCTCGGGCTCGACTTCCGGCCAGAGCACTTAGCGACCATTCGGGCCAACTTGGCCAGCAAGGCGCCAATGATGCCGACCAACGCCTACCAGGCCGCGCCGCGCGAAAGCCCGGCGACGATGAGCGTGCTGCAGGAGGTGGACAACATCCTGAACAACGCCACGGGTGGTCGCTGGCAAAGCGTGCTTGGCGGCTACAAGCGCGACAGCGACGTGGTGCGTGCGTCGCAAGCCGCGGGTAAGGTGCGCGAGTCGTTTGTAGACCAGGCCACTGGGCGCGTGCGAGGCGTGTCGGCCGACGTGGCGGGCGACGTGCCTAAGATCACCGAGGCGGGCCTTGGAAGGGCCATGGAT